TTTCTTGAGTTTCTTGTATTTTATTGTTTAAAGCTCTTGCCTCTGCTGTTTGAGCATTTTGCTGAGCAATAGCTAAATCTTTTTGCATGTTTTGCAGAGATACTTGAGTGTCTCCTTGAGCGTTTTGTATCGTTTCTTGGACTTGAGCTTGATAATGAGTTGCGTTTTCTTGAAACTCGTTTTGAGCGTTTTGAGTATCTATTTGATAGTCTTGTAATTTTTGAGCTTCTTTTTGTAAAGCTATTTGAGCTAGCTCTATTTCTTCTGCAGTAAGTAAAGGATCTACGCCAATAGTGCTGATATTATAATTCACATCTGTACTTGCAGGTGTATAAGCAGGAGCAGAGCCAGGTATTGCAACTGTACCTTTGCTTGCGTCACTAACACTAGCAACAGTTGTTGCACTTCCCGTACTATCGTAAGTAACAGAAGCGAGTCCAGTGTAAGGACTGGTTGTAATGTCTGGCAATGTAGAGCTTGGGTTAAATGCCGAAATAGTCACACTAGCAGGTAAGGATTCTTTTATAACCCCAATTTGCCTTACTAACCATTTTTCAGACGATCTTAAAACAACAGCTTCATGAGCAGTTGAGGGTAAAGATGTAATATCAGTGTCAGACACTGCTACATCCACATAAGCAATAAACTTAACATTTAATTTATCTGTTCCATCTGGAACAGGAATTGCTTTAATTAGGTTTCCATCAAAGTAAAATACAGGAGTTCTCTTTGTTGCAAAATGAATACTGTTTGAATCGGAGACTGCTGCTTTTTTACCTAATCCAACTTCTTTAACGTCATAACCAGATCTATTAAGACTTAATATTTTTTTATCAGTAGAGTCATAGCCATTTGCGTCTTCAACATCTGCATTTGTTGCATATCTATTTAAAACAGGCAATGGAACCCTAGAAAGAACTTCTTTAGCTGAACTAGACAACATATCAGCTAAAACTGTATCATTGTCAGTTGATGAACAATAATTTTCTACTTTTTGCTTAAATGTACTCATATATTAATTCTGTGGAGGGACCACAAAGATCCCCCCACATTTCCATTTTCTTTAGATTAAGAAGTAATAAACTTCATTACTGCGTGAGTTTCAGGTAACTGAATTTCTAATCCAGCTTCAGTCATAACCTGATCTCTGCGTCCATCTTCATCATTACCTTGGATATTAGTAGTGATATGAGTGTCACGATTCTGACCATTACCAACTAACGGTCTATATGCAACATTCTTAGTATCTACTGCAATCGCATAATCTTCGTAAAGTCCACGAAGTAAAGGCTCTGCTACAAAATGAAGATTACCAAAGATAGTATTTACTTTAGTCACTTCATGACCAAAAGCACCTTTTACATTTTGAACATCCATTTTGTATTGAGAAGCACCAACAGTATTTCCAAGAAATGAACCAGTTCCTAACTTATTCAAAAAGCCAATAACTTTTCTTGATGCAAGAACTAACTTGTCTCCGCTGTTGCCAGACTCAGGAGCAAAGAAAGATTCCATATTATCAATAAAAGAATCGTATGTTGAAGTAGTATAGTCAAAAGTCATGTTTGTACCATATCTTTCTGTATATGGTAAAATTCCCCATGTCTTTCTTATAGGTCCAGTTGTTGCTGACTCATCAGACCCACCCACACCAAACAACATAGCGTGTTCAAGATCCATTTTATGCTCCATCAACTTCTCTTTCCAGATACGCTTAAACTCATCAGAGTATCCACGATAATGAGTAGCCATAGCAGTTCCAGAAAACAACTTCATTGCTGTTTTAAAGATCTGTGTATAACCTTCTCTATCATAAAGAGAGTCTTCCCAGCCGTCTGGTGCTTTACCACCTTCAGGATGAGCCGAACCAATTACTTGACCAAGTGAACCATCTGCTATTACAAACTCACTCGTATTTGGATGATCTGTAACATTTAAAGGGATATTGTTGAAAGCAATAACATCTGCGTCAAGCTGAGTATATCCATCAGTTGAACCACTAGCCGCTGTATGACTATCTACATTTGTAACTCTTAATGTAAGTGTACCAGCTACTATATCAGTGTCGGTTGCATCTGCAACTGGTTCAAAAGTTCCAGCTATCTGTATCATCTGTCCAACAGAGTCACCACTATCTAAGATATAGTTAGCAGGTTGTCCTACAGTTGTAGCACGACCATACTTATCATACATTGCCATGATTTTAATATTACTTAGACTAAGTGCTCCACCACTTGGTGCTGTTGCACCTACTGCACTTTCCATTTTAAAGTTTCTACGTTGCCATTGATGACGTTGTTCAAGAAACTTAAACACTGGATCGTCAGTCGGTTTCCTACCTACTTTATTTAAGTAGACGAAAAACGGGGATTGAGCAGGATTTAACTCAGCGATTCTTTCGCCAAAGTTATATATCCGCCTGTTGTCGTTTATTCCAACACCTTGAGGAGCTTGTCCTGTTTGTTGTGAATATTTACTTGATATTGCCATTTTAATTACCTTTGTTTTTAATTAGTTAATAATTATGTCCAAGGGTTACTATTCTTATCTGAGGCAATCATCTCACTCATTATGTTTTCTTCAATTGGTCTCTGGGAAGCATTGTCTCCACTACCTGCAGTAGCTACGCTACCTGGTTGTGAAAGTCTCTGTCTTTGAGCAATCATTTCTTGCATCTTCCTTTCGACTTGAGGTTCTACCAATGGTGGTCTTTGTTGATTTTGCACAGGTTGCTGGTTGTTAATACCCCTAACTCTGCCATGTAAATCAATTAAGTTTTCCATGCTAAAACTTTGTTCTTGAGCAGCCCACTGGACAAAATCATCAGCTTGCTGAGGATTGTATCCGTATTGTGTGCGGAGTTGGTTTTTTAAATTTCCAATTTCGCTATTACGTTGCTGTTGCTCTTGTGAACTTTGAATACTCGTTCTTAATGCTTCATTTTCCGACTGAGTGTACTCCAGCATATTATCTCTGTAGTTCTCTAGCTCTTCTCGATACTTGTAAGAATTGCTTTCTGGATCTTGAAGGGAGTCCATTGCGTCATACCCTTGTGGTTGGACTGGCTTAACAGGTCTTTCTACTTGTGTCGGCTGATTCTCAACTTCTCGCTGATTACCAATCGGTTCACCCCTCAATGATGCTTCTACTACGTCAAGAACTTGTTTATTGTTTTTAACGTATTTAGCAATAGGCATTACGTCTTTATATTGATTAGCCATTTGCCTGGCTTCTTCAACAGACCTTACTCCTAATGCGCTATAGAGATCATCCCGTTCATTTGCTCGTTTGTCCGCTTCTGATTGCCAATATGTATAGCTATCAGTGTTTTTGTTCTCTGTCTCTTGAGGAAAGTCAGCTTGTACTTCAGGGGTAACGTCTGAAGCGACATTTTCTTCAGCATAAGCATTATTACTTCCATCATTAAACAGTTCGTCAAAAACAGATTCAGTTTGTCCTTGAGATGTCTCTGCGCCTTCTACGAATGCGTCTTGAGGTTCACCTATTGGATTGTTTGATTCCATTATTGATTTCCTTGATTTAGCTGGTCAATAAATGACCCAGCGGTTTCATCAGGCTCGTTTTGTTGTCCTAATTCTTTATCAGCTTCTTTAAGTTTATCTTTTAATCGTTCTTCATAAAGCTGTCCAGCTTTTTCATTTCTATTTTGAACGCCTTTAATACTGGTTTTAAACTTTTCTACTTCAAGTCTTTTTAGAGCATGTAAAAGCTCTCTGTCTCTTGTTTGAAGGTCACCTTTTAAGTCTTTAATTGCTTGTTCTTGAGACTGCACCTGATTTTGCATTTGTTGCATTTGTCCATGTCTTGCTAAAACTCCGTCAACATCCACAACTTCTGTTTTCTTTAATAATTCAATTTGATCTATTAATCCAGACTTGTATAGCTCCATATAGTAATCAAACTGAGCAAACCTATTGCTTGGAAGAGTAGAGCCTGTCACTACTTTTATATCATAAGTCCCAACAGTAATATCATTTATTTTTGAAGTAACATTGCCAAAAGTGTCATAAGTAGTTTGATTCATTGCAACTTCTCTTTGAGTACCAGAAGGCTCAACAATTCTTACTATTTTTTCTTCGGTATAAAGCTGTTGAATTAAAGGAACAGTTCTCCTGGCTAATTCATTTAAGGTGTTTTCTAAATCATCTTGCCTAGATTTCATTCTTCTTTGACCATACTCGTCAATAGCAACAGTTCCCCTGTATGTCGATGGAGCGCCGTCATTACCGCCTTGCATAATCTCATAGATACCAAATCCGTACTCTAAGTCTCTTTTAGCTTCACCTTCATTTTTATAAAGTTCATTTGGAAGTGGAACAGGACCTGCAACAATAGGCTGACCTAACTCTGCGTCAAATTCAATAACTGCAGTTCCAGCTCTTCCCCATTCCATTTCAAGTTGTTTTTTATTTACAGATCCTCTAGGAATTAAAAGCTTTGTATTTGTAGACGTAGAAGCGTGAGCAATAATAAGAGAACGTATTTTGTTTATGTACTCCTGCAGAGGTCGATAAAGGCGAACATCACTTTCAGGATAAGGATTTCTGTTGTGAATATTTACCATAGGCACAATTGGGTAATCGGAGACAGGAAGTACACGAGTAAATAGAAGTTTACCACCCACGCTAACTACAAGCTTTACTCTATCACAAAGTATTTTATTTGCAAATATTAATTCTTCATCATAGAGTTTTTGTTTAATATTTAATTCCATAACAACAGTAGAGTTCGGTATGGAAGACCCAGGTAATTCTTCTCCCGCCTGTAAGACAGGTTGACCTGTTTGAGGGTCTTGCATCATATGATAAATACCACCAGTAATTTCATACTGCTGCATTAAACCTTCTACTTCGTCTTTGTCGGTAACAATATTATCACCCTCTGCTCCGCTCAAAGTAAAGTAAGGTTGCTCTAGGTATTCATCTAGCTCTTCTGCTGTTAACATGCATTCATGTTTACTTGTTTGATCGTAAACATGGAACATTTCTTCTTTAATTTTTGTATATCTCTCTATAAACTCTCTATATATCTGATCATCATTAGCTCTGTCAAAATCCTCCATAAGAACTTGATCTAATGAGTTTGTTAGTTTCCCATTTGGGTATCTGTCTGATTTTTTTTCATCGGAGCTTAGAATTGTTTCTTTAAAGCTTGGGTATACCTTCAAAGACTCGCTATCTGGAAGAACTTTAGATACAATAATGTGAGCAGCGTCTTTGAAAAATGGATCCCTTGAATTAGGATCCACATAAACGTCCAAAGGGTGTAAGCTTTTAATTTTAACTTCACCTTTACCCATATCGGCATGTGGATCTTGATAGACATATAGGTATCCTAAACCACCTACATAATAGTCATCTATACACTGCTTTAATTCACTATCTCCAGAAGATTTTTCCCAAACCCACTGAAATAAATCTGAAAAGACTTTTGCAACTGCTCTATCAGAGTCGTCTCTGCCTGTTGCTCTAAATTGAGGTCTTTTTGATGTGAGCATAGCTTTTGCTGTCTCAATCATAGGATGCATTCTATTTATAACAATTGGAGCTTGTCCACGAGCTTTTAAAGCTTCGGATTGCTCTTTCGTCCACTGCATTCCATTTCTAAACTCGTTTGATTCAACGAATTTGATTGCCCAGGGGTCTCTTTCTACGTCATATTTCTCTAAAAGCTCTTCAGATTCAAGGACGACTTCATTCCGACCTGCTGGATTGCTGCCTGAAACGTAACCTAAGTAACTAGGGACTCCCTGATTCATTTTAGTTTTTAAATCATTATTGTCGTATGCCATAAACCCTACCTAATCTTGAATAAAGATGGCAGGGCGTTGTTTGACAGTGGTCCCTGTTGTAAAACGGCGCTTAAAGTTCTTTGACTTCTTTTACGCCTAAACGTGTAGAAATATTACCTTTGTGAAAATTAATTGTTATTTCACCTGTAAATTTACAGGAGATTTTTTGAAATAAAAACTCCACTAGCTTTTTTATATTTTTATTATAGGATTGACCAGTCAACGAATGGATTTTTGATATTTTTACTTCTCTCAACTTCGTATTCCTCCTCTGGCGGTTTATAAGATCCTAAAAAAGCGTAATATAGTCCATCTAGTAAATCGTCATGCCTACCTCTTGGGTACATAAGTAGCTCATCTACCATAGGTGTCATGTTTTTCTTTATATATACTTTGTTTTGATAAAACCAAGGCTGCAAACTTTCTAATCTTGATGATTTGCTATTTCTAGGATTTATCTTTTTTCCAAAGCCAGGAATAAATCTTCTTCTTGTGATGTAATCCCTTAGCATTTCTTGATACGCAACAGACTCAATATGTGCCTTTGTGGGAGCGTATAAAGTATCATACTCTAAAATACTTCTAGCTAAGTCCATTGGCTTTACTCTTTTACGAAAATAAGGAAGTATATATCTATTATCTTCGCTATCTATCGCAACGGGCATAATAACAGAATAATCTGCGGTCTTTCTAATACTTGAAGCAGGATCAATACCCATAAATACATGTACGTTTTTAGTAATGGGTTCTTCAAAGACTTCGTCTCCTAACTGATTTATATGTATAAACCCAGATCTACCTTCACCTTTTTCAAAAGTACCATCCCAATACTGAATATTTTCTTCGTTAAAGAATTGATCCTCATCTCCAACGACTTCGCATTGATATTCTCTGTAGAAAACAGACAATCTCCCTATACTTTCTAATTCTTTCTTTTTCTGCAATAAACTTTCTATACTTACTTGTTCTTGCCATAATGCAGTATTATCGTCTAAAACAGCTTTATATCTTTTTGTTACATATCCTTCCATTACAGCAAGAGTCTCAACTAAGCAACTTTGATGCTGTGGAGTTCCGATAACAAGAAGTCTCCCAATATGTGGATCTAAACCAGGCTCAACACCCTGTAGTACCCAGCGAAGATTCCATTCCATTGCTTCGCTTGTTTTAGTATTGTTCTCGTCTTCAGGATCGTCAAGAATAAACAGCGTAGGTCTTTGGTTTCCAAATTTTAACCCACGAACCTGCTGACCTGTACCTTTACAGATAATTGCACTACCATCTTTGAGAACTATTCTATCTTTTGTCCACACCTTAGCCGAATGTTGTCCCCAATATCCAAAAATTGCTCTTAATGGCATAGAATACTCTAAAGTATCTTTTATTGTCTGGAGCTGGTCAATACTGTGACCTTGGGTTTTTGAAGATAGGACAATTACTTTATTTCCTGGATCACAAAGAAGATGATATAGGGGAAAAACTCCTGCGCCGATAGAGGATTTAGCATGACCTCTCGGAGCTATTATATTTAATTTTTTTATACTTTTGTCAAGAAAAAGGTTTACTATGTCTTGATGAAACTCAGGAGAAGCTTGGCTAAACATATTTGGAAGACAAACTCTTCCAAAAGCCAACATATCCTTAGAAAGTGAGGATATTATTTCCTTTCGTGTCTTTGATGACTTCTCTTGACTCGTTTGGGTGTTCGACAACGGTTATTTCCCCTTTATTACACCTAACCGTTCTATGTGGAAATTTAATACTCCAAGTATCATCTTTACCTTCTCTGAAGACAATATTTGCATCGCTATGATTTAATGAGAAAATCGTTACCACTTTCCCCCTCTTCTTTGAGTTGCTTGACATCTGATACCTCTTTTGATGGATCTAAAGCGTCCTGTATTGACTCTAAAGATACCCCTTCTAATTGCATCTCATCAACTCCTGATTGCTTCATTGATGCTTTCATTCCAAGAATATTTATAAAATTTTCTCCCGCACGGAGCATGTTACTTGGGTCGTTCTTATCTTTTGCAACATCAAAAGCTTCCTTTACCATATCAATCACTGTTCCTTCATCAATTCCTTTCTTTGTTAGTTCTTTTTTAATCTGTTCGTCTATCATTTTTTGTATCCATTCTTTTTTTAATAATGATTTAGCTTTAGCTGCAGGTATCTTCTCCGATTCGCCAAGAACTTTGCCTAGTTTGTAGTGATCTATCTTACCTTCAAGAGACATTGCGACATAAATCCTTACAAATCTCTTGTAAACGTCTTTTCCTTTTTTTGTCATCCAGGCTGGCTTAGACGAAACCATTGAATAAGACCCACTCATTTTGTGCGGAGTATATTCCAATTTTCCTTTTGAGGTTTTAGAAGTAAAAGCTTGTCCAAAAGCATAGACTAAGTTGTATCTAGATTTGTATTTGCGCCGATTTAGGCATTTTGCAACATAATTATCATCTGTTAAACCCCAATCACCTTTCAGTGCAATTCTCCAATCTGTAAAATCTATCTTTCTTGACTCCGCTTCCTCCTTGGTGAATATGTCGTAGACTTCTTCATAATACTCTCTTTTTGACCCCTTGTTGAGCGTCTGGCGTAGATGTTTGCGTACTATCTTATCCAACTCTCTACCTCTCCATTAATTTTTTTCTTTTTAGACAAGGACAATTGTCATGAAGTGCTTGTAACCATTTTTTATATTGATCGGGTGTTACTTTATTGTAATCTGATATTTCAGGATATATTTTCATGACTCGAAACCCTACAATACAATCTTCTTCAGGTTTTTGATCATCTACAGTATAAAGAACTACATAGCCTGGAACTTTACATGCTAAGGCGACCTTTAAAGTGAGCGTAAATGGTTTAGATTTTTGATTTACATCATTTGCGAGCTCCATTACAGCTAAAGGAGTCCAGCATCTATTACAAAACTCAACTGCATCTATGTCTAACATGGTAACATTGTCACCTAAATGTCTATGCCACTTAGAATAAGCCATATCTCGGCTATTATGTCGCTCCCACCTCATAATTCTATTTCAAAATAGTCTAGTGGTAGTTCTTTTTTCTCAGAAACGGAGTCAATTGCTTGAATAAAGGACTTATCGTCATTTTCTTTTAAGAAGTCCTTGACTTTGTCATTATTATTCTGCTTTTTTAAAGTAGTATATATACTAGTAGTATTACTAGTAGTCTTAACTAGTTGTCTTTTAGTAGTAAAATAAAGATATATACTCCGTAATAGACTAGTCATTATATACCCATGATATGCATAACGAAACTAAACAGCATATAACAGATAAATACCCCGATACCTAGATTTAAGGTAAATGTCAGGTTTTTAATCGTCTCATTTATATCTCTAACAAGACCAATTTTTAATAATTTATACAAGGATTGATTTTGCGATGACTCTGACATCTTTTAACTCCTCTTCGTTGTAATCTGGCATAATCTTTACAAAACTTGATGTCCTAATAAACAAACTACCCGTTTCTACAGACTCCCAAACCTCATAATCTTGAGGTAGTCCTTTGATTTCTGTTGTTACATCCAGCATATAAGATCCTGAATCAGGACAGACGGGATTTGAAGTGCTTCCTTTTACTATTTTTGTAGTTAAATCTAGAATTGACATCATGGGAAGGTATAAATAAAGACCTCCTTTCGCTGTAGGTAGCGTTTTATCTTTTGTGCTACAAACTATATATCTCACTCAATACGTCTAATAGCTCCTCTTTGTAAGAAATTCTGAAAAATTTAGTAAGAATGTATGAGGGTGAATTAAGGTAGACCTACCCCCAACAAATACGACATGGTCACTCTGATCATCGTTGAAAATCAAGCTCATAACGTTAACAGGTAGGCATCATAAAACTACCCCCAACAGTTATGGCAATACAAAGGAGACATCATAATGTCAGTTTCATTCACAAGTCCAGTAGTACCTAACACTAACCTTAATAACAACACTAACACAGGAGTTCACATGAACAATCCAAGTAACGTAGCACCAGTAGCACCAGTAGCACAACCAATCCAACAGCAGGTAGTACATCAGCCTGTAGAAGAGATTCAATTGAGTGTTGCTTACCACCGTAATCTAGTAGATCCTAATGGAAAGTACGAGAACACAGACACAGGCGAAGTACAACCTCTGTTTCTCAAGAACGAAGACGGATCATTCAAACAGGAAGAGATAGACACAGATCAAAAGGCACTACAACTAGGCGATAGCATTACAGTTATAGGCTTTGGTAGTATCGTAAATGTCAATCCAGCCTTAGCACTTACTAAGATACAGAATCTAAAGGATCAGATAGAGACACTTAGTAATGGTCAGCTTACATATGCACCAATATCAATAGCTGTACCCAATCCATACCTTGGCGGTGCTAGAGTCTATGTATCCAAGCC